GCCATTTTTTCGCACCGTTAGGTTAGCCGAGTCCGTTTTCCAAGGAAGAGCGAATGCCCGGGCCCCAGAAAAAGCCGCGCGGATTCAAGCTGATAGCCGGAACATCGCGCCCGGACAAGGACGAAGTTCCGGCGGATATGCCGCAGTTCCCGATCGTCCGGGAGTTCCCGGCGGCGCCGCAGCACTTAAACCCGGACGGGCTCGATATGTGGACGACGCTCGGGCGCGAACTCGTCGGGTGCGGCGTCCTTCAATCGGTCGACCTGTCGGCGCTGGAGCAGCTCTGCTACTGCTGGCAAATCTTCCGGCAGAAGGCGCGCGCCGGGATGGAAGTAACGGCGTCGGAACACAACGCTCTGAAGGGTCTTCTTGCCGAATTTGGACTCACCCCAGCCGCGCGCCGCCGAGTCGTCGCGAACCACGCGGAAGCCCCGGCGGCGAACAGGTTCGCCGGGCACGGCAAGCGCCCCTCCTGACTATGTAGCGACCGCGATCGCCTACGCGCGGGAGGCGGTCGCAGACACGGAACGGGTTCGGTTCGGGGTCTGGACGCAGCTCGCGGCGAAGAGGTTCCTCGACGACTTGAAGCGGTCGAAGAGCGCGAAGTCCGCGTTCCTTTTCGACCGCTGGCACGCAAACGACGCGTGCGGATTCATCGAGAAGCTCCCTCACGTCGAAGGGAAGTGGGACGAGCCGACAATACGGTTACATCCCGCGCACGTCTTCTTCGTCGTCAACCTGTTCGGCTTCAGGTCTCGGGACGGTGGGAGGCGGTTCACGTCGGCGTTGTTAGCGGTCGCGCGGAAGAACGCGAAGAGCACGATCGCGGCGGCGATCATGCTCTACTGTCAGTGCTGCGAGGACGAACTCGGAGCGCAGCTCATCTCGGCGGCGACGACCGGGTCGCAGGCGCGGATGATCTTCAACGTCGCGAAGAAGATGGTCGAGAAGACGCCGGACCTTCGCGAGGCGTTCGCCGTCGAGCCGTTCGCGAACTCGATCGCACGCTGGCAGAACGGCGCGAGCTTCAAGCCGATCAACGCTAAAGCGTCAACGCAGGACGGTTTGAACCCGTCGCACACGGCGCTCGACGAGATCCACGCGCATAAGACGCACGACCTCCTAAACGTCCTTCAGTCGGCGGCCGGAGCCCGATCGAACCCGCTCTGGCTCTACACGACGACCGAGGGATACGAGACGCCGGGACCCTGGCCGGAACTTCGGCAGTTCGCGCAGAACATACTTCGCGGAGTCGTCGAGGCTGATCACTTCCTCGCGCTCATCTTCGCGCTCGACGACGAGCAGGGGAAGCCGGGAGACGCGGACTATCGGCCGGCGGACGACGATTTCGACGAGTCGGCGTGGGTCAAGGCGAACCCGCTACTCGAAGCGAATCCCCATCTTCTCGGGAAGATCCGCGAAGCCGCGCTCGAAGCGAAGCAGATGCCGGGCCGGCTCGCCGAGTTCAGAATTAAGCGGCTGAACCGACAAAGTTCGACCGCGCGTGGCTGGATCAGTTACGAGAAGTGGAAGGCGTGCGCGAAGCCGGTAGATCTCGCCGCGCTCGAACGCGCTCCGTGCTTCGCGGGCCTCGACCTCGCCTCGACGACCGACTTCTGCGCGTTCCGGCTCGTCTGGGATCTGAACGGCGTCCTCTACACCTGGGGGCGACGCTGGGTCCCGAGCCGGGCGGTCGAGAAGCGGACCGTGCGCGGGACGGTCCCTTACGCGGGATGGGTCGCGTCCGGATTGCTCGAAGTGATCGACGGCGACGTCATCGACCAGGAGGTCGTCCTGACCGGCGTCCTCGACGCGTGGGAACGTTTCAACATCCAGTCGATCGGCTACGACCGCTGGAACGCCTCGCAGATCGTCCTGAAACTCGGCGAGAAGCAACTCCCTCTCGAAGAGTTCATTCAGGGACCGAAAAGTTATCACCCGGCGATGAAGGAGTTCGAGCGGATCTACATGTCCGGCGCGCTCGCGCACGCTGGCGATCCGGTCCTCGGCTGGTGCGCGTCGAACATCGTCGTCCGCTACGACGACAACCTAAACATGGCGCCGGACCGCAAGAGGTCGGGGGACAAGATCGACGACCTCGTCGCGCTTCTGATGGCGATCGGCGTGAAGCTCCGCGCGAAGACCCAAGACTACTCGATCATCATCCTCTAGCGCCCTGCCGGAGCACGATCCGGCAATCGAATCCGAGACACTGCCCCGCTTCGGGTTGAAGCGGGGCTTTTTCCTTTTGGAGCCCACAGATGCCACTCCGCGACCCGAGCGTGATGCAGCGCGCCTACTCGACCTTCGAGATCAGGGCGGTCGACGAGGACGAGGACGACGACGACAAGCGCGTGATCTCCGGGATCGCGACGACGCCGACGCCGGACCGCGTCGGGGACATCGTCGACCCGAAGGGCGCGCAGTTCAAGCTCCCGATCCCGCTGCTCTGGCAGCACAACTCGCGGGAACCCATCGGGCACGTCACGGCCGCAAAGGTTACGAAGGACGGCATCGCGATCACCGCGAAGATGGTCTCGATCCCGGAGCCGGGCCGGCTGAAGGACCGCCTCGACGAGGCGTGGCAGTCGATCAAGCACGGGCTCGTCCGGGGCCTCTCGATCGGGTTCCGCTCCATCGAGCACTCGTTCTTGGACGAGACCGGCGGGATCAAGTTCTCGAAGTGGGACTGGCTCGAACTCTCCGCCGTGACGATCCCGGCGAACGCGGATGCGAGCATCTCGGCGATCAAGGCGGCGGACGCCGCAAGCCTCGCGACTCGCGAGGTCGATCTTCGGTCGACGGTCAAGACCGTCACCGTTTCAACGAAGCCCGGCGCTGCGGGCGTCAACCTCAGAAGGAACACAGAGATGAAGACGATCAAGGAACAAATCGCGGCGTTCGAGGCGACCCGCGCGGCGAAGTCGGCCGAGCTGCAATCGCTCGTCCAGAAGTCGGGCGAGAGCGGCGAGACGATGAATGAGGGCGAGCAGGAGCAGTTCGACACGCTCGAAGCGGAGATCAAGGCGATCGACGCGCAACTCGCGCGCCTCCGCGTGGCGGAGAAGCTGAACGCCGAGCAGGCGAAGGCGGTCGACGCCGGACCGGACGCTGCCGGGAAACCGGCGGCGGCGCGCGTCCCGGCGCAGGTCCGAGCGAAGAGCAACCTAGAGCCCGGCGTCCGCTTCGCGCGGATGGCGATGGCGATCGCGCGGGCGAAGGCGATGACGAACTCGCTCGGCTTCGTCTCGGCCGAGGAGATCTACAAGAACGACCGGACGTGGATGGACTCCGCGCCCGAGGTCGCCCTCGCGCTGAAGGCGGCGGTCAACGCGGGCGACTCGACGACCGCAACGTGGGCGAGCGAGCTGGCCTACGCGCAGAACATCGCGAGCGAGTTCATCGAATACCTGCGCCCGAAGACCCTACTCGGCCGGATCTCCGGCTGGCGGAACGTGCCGTTCAACGTCCGCGTCGCGAGCCAGACCTCCGGCTCGACCGGCTACTGGGTCGGGCAAGGCAAGCCGATCCCGATGAGCCAGATGGCGACGTCGAGCGTCTCGCTCGGCATCGCGAAGGTCGCCGGGATGGTCGCGATCGACAAGGAACTCGCGCGGCTCTCGACGCCGAGCGCCGAGCTGATGGTCCGCAACGACCTCGCGCGCGAACTCCAGCGCAAGCTCGACGTCTCGCTGATCGACCCGAACGAGGGCGGCCAGACGAACATCCAGCCGGCGTCGCTGACCTACGGCGTCACGCCGATCTCCGCCTCGGGCACGGACTACGCGGCCTTCAAGGCGGACTGGAAGAACCTGACGGACACGATGCTCGACAACAACCTGTCGATCGGCGAGTGCGTCGTGATCATGACCGAGCACCTCGCGCAGGCGCTCTCGCTCATGCAGACGTCGCTCGGGATGCCGCAGTTCCCGGGTCTGACGATGATGGGCGGGACGCTGATGGGGCTCCCGGTCTTCACGACGCAAGCGGCGGCGATCAGCGGCTCCCCGAACTACTCGGAGATGCTGGTCCTCCTGAACCCTGGCGAGGTCTTCCTCGCGGACGACGGTCAGGCGATGGTCGAGGCGTCCGATCAGGTCGCGATCCAGATGGACAACGCGCCGAC